CGATCTTATGAATATTGCTAAAAAATGTTACATCTTAAATTTGAAGGGTAATAAGGTGCCAAAATCATTGCAGGAAAAACATCTCCTTAAATTTTGTGCTTAGTTTTAGGACAATGGTGCTAAAGTAGCTAACCTGGCATAAGATAGATTGGCAGCGCTAAAAGCATGACCTTCTATTTGTCTTGTCGCACTCCACCTACTTGCTAATTCGGTTTCTATTACGTTCAGGTTGGAAGCGTCAGTATAGGGCATTACAATGATGTTGTATTGTTCATCTCCTAAAAGAGAAAAAATCGTGGATATATCAGGATTAGATGTCCCTCCAGTCATTGGATTAATAGTAGCGGTTAAACCTTGTAGTAGTTCCTCGTAATAATAACCAAATCGTAGATCTATTGAATTACCGTTTTCTCCTTTATGTTTGGCTGTAATGTGAAGCAAGCGATCTTTTACGATTGATATTACCGGCAAATTATCGCTGTTATTAATGGATTTATTTAGCTTGGAAAGGATGGTTGATGGAGTATCGTTCGTTAATGCTATAACCTCTACTTTCTTACCAGCTACATATAATGTAATGGTTCCAGTTTTTGTAACTTTGCCTTCAAACCCAATAGATCCAGTTGCTTGTACTCCATTTGGATTATCGTTTAATGCAATGGCCCAGGTTTCGATTGTATTATTAGCTTTAAGCCCTGCCGATAACATCGAAGATAGCATTGAACCACTACCAAAGAATGTACCAGCTTGAACTTCGTTGGTGACTCTGGTCAATTCCAAAGCCTTTTTGCTCCCAGTATCTAATCTTTGACCAATATAGAGGATTTTAAAGAGTTGCTGACTAGCTCCTTGAACAGCTCTATTATTGTCGAATTCAACAGCTACAAAGGGAACTCTTTGATTATTTGGTATCTCATTGAAAGTAATGCTCATTTTTGTTTCCTTTTAATTAAAATAATGTCTCCATCCTTGAGCCTTCTAGACCAATAGCTGGTTAGCTCAACGTAAAGACACTTATTAGGTATGGGTTGTTTAGTTATGGGATCTCTTACGATTAGATTCTTGATTGGTTTGATTTTGATCTTCATAGAACACCTCCTCATAGAGGTTATTCTGATTTTAATGGATAAACGTAAAATTAAACTATTACCATTTTTGTTATTTAGAAGGTTTAAATATAAAATATATGTAATTTAGAATGGTTATTGGATATACACAGAGGTTTTATAAAGATTATTTTAATTAATATAAAAAAAATAAATTGCAAATATAAGTAATTTTATTATAACTGGCTTGCGTGAGTTTTTAGAATTATCATTTTCTATCATGGCAGAGGTTAAAATGATTAAGTTAATAATTTTAGTTAGTTTTGTTTTTACTATAACATCATGTGGTATGAATGAGACAAGTAATTCCACTGTTAAGGGTATTGCAGGAGGGTGTGGTGGTAGACCTTTTGTTGTGCCTTCTCTAGAATTTTCAACAAAAAATATCGTCGTTTTAGCCAACGGACTTTCATCTTCCCGCTTTAATTTATTACAACCAATAGATGTTGTGTATAGAGAAAAATATGTTTCATTTCAACAGAGTAAAACTTCAGATACTTTTCTCCCTTACCATATTAAGTTTCCTGACATAGAGTCAGCATTGCGTTATTACAACTATCTTAAAGGTAAATCTAAAGAACACAAGATTCTGGTTGAAGTAACTACAAGTAGTTATACACATATAAACTATGAAAATGTGGCAACTTATGTGCTTGACTTGATTGATGAAATTCCTATTACCATTCAGGTGCCAAGTAATTATGGAACGAAATTTATTAATTCTATTTTGGTGGAAAGATTGGAAACAATTGTTGAACCAGAATTAGAAAAAATAGATAATCCTTCTTCTGAAGCAGCTAAAAATGCGCATGATTCGATAATGACAAACACATTATCTTTTATAAAAATATCTTTGCTTTTACCGAACAGCATTAAGGCTAATGAAGAAAAAATAATCATTGCTCATTTGAATGACCCAGTACACAATATCCAAATAATACAAACTCGTCATTCTAATGATATAGATAGAATTATTATTCAAGTATATTAGCTACTTGTTTTGTTGTGATTGTTGTTTTAGGATTGTATTTAAATCTTCTAATTTGCTCTTAACTTCCAGAAACTCCTCTTCACCACAATACTTTACCTCATACACCAAGCTAGCAATTCCAATCAACTTATCAGCATTAGAATCTAGGCCTATTTCTGTCTCGATCAACGTAATATCACTAACCAGATCATCCAGAGCTTCATTATTTTCCATAACCTTCTCAACAGAAATAGCCAAATCATCAATAACATCATCTAAATCATTAGTAGCGCTGGCAGCAATATCAATTACTAGCTGTAACGTTCTTTCATATTGTCTCGGAGAATCATTGATTATACGTAATATTTCCGATCTAGTGTAAATGCTAATGGCTGGTAATTGATAGCTACCAATTGGAATAACTCGATTAGAATAGACTCTATCTTTAACACCAGTCTTATCTTTGAGTATCTCAACTACCTTATTTCTAATTTCTTTTCTATGGGTCATAGTTTATGCAGGTATAGATTGGCTCCGCCATCAGTATCTTCTTCCATATGAGTTACTTGGTAATTAATTCCTTTAATAGTGACTACATCACCTTGTATGGGTCTGTTAAATAGGTCAGATAGCATAATATAGAGTACTGGTTGATTGGATATCACAGATAAACCTTCACCGTCATTAATCTGAGTGGGAACGGTTTTAAAAATGCCTTGTATATGAACAGGAGGACCGGATATTGGTTCGTAGATTATCTTATTACCAAAGGTATCCCTGATAATATTCTTAGCTTCTTTAACAATATCGGTCCAGCTCATAAGATTCTCCTAAAATGATCCGTTTAAACGAACGATAATAGACGGGGTTTCCTTGGCAGCGTTGTTCATTGCTATACCAAGTAGGTTGTTGCCGGTAGCTGTTGATGTAATCTGCTTCTTACTTTCTGACCAATAGACCTTTTGACCTTGTTTGATTTCCACCTGTGCCTTAGATAATTCATAAGCACCAGCTAGATTTAAAACAATGTCTCCTTCATTGGCATCGGTAATACTAACACCTATCATATCTTCTACTTTCACTACATCACCGCTTTTAACTCCATTAATAGGAGCCTTGCAGGTAATGGTATTTCCTTTTTGTATGTAATTTCTCATAATATACCTCCTTTAAGTGCCTGGATTATAATACAGACCTCGGTAATCAATTGCCTTGGCCGCTACTATGTGTTTACATTTAATCATTATGCCATCTACCTCGAATCCTTCTTTAGTAGAGATTTGTGGACCTCTGAGCCCTGAAAGATAACCAAGTTCAATGGTGTCTATTTGATTAGGACCACAAGCAATAAACCACTTGTTCCCATTAATTCTTGATTCCACTATTAAGTCTAAAGAATCAGCAAAGACATTAACATCACCAGATTTTGTGGGTCTAATTTGACTTGCTAATATCTTCTTAGCTTCAGTTTCCTTGTCGGGACCAACAATTAAATATTGAGGCTCTAAATCCAAAACATCTGATTTGTCCAAGGTTTTTTGTTTTCTAATAGACACTCTAGCAAGGTTAAGCCCGTTTTCATTTATACCACTGGGATTGGCTTTATTTCCATGTTTAGCATCGAACAACCCTATTCCATCTGCCATATAAGGATTATTTAAAAAAATATCCCACACTAGTTTTGATTCTAATCTAGCAGCGGAAGAACCAAACATGGCTGGTATTCTGGTAAAGGCATCTAGATCATCATTAACGATAGTTTCCTCGGTAATGGCTATCATCTTTCCATGCTTAGCTAGTTTATAACTTTCAGCAGATTCACCAATCTTACCAAAGGTATATTCACCACCCTCTTTGACCTCTTCTAATGAAGGGGCATCCCCAAATTGTAGTCTGGTTACCTGTTTGTAATCTGGTAGCTCTACAATACGAACTAGTGGTAAAAAAGTCTGTGGCTGAGTCTTATAAGCATCTGTTAAGGTTTTAGATGCTACGTTGGCTAAGATTAAGGGAAAGTCAGATGTGGATAGGGACCTTGATGCTATCTCTGAACCACTGTATCCATTTTTACCTACGAACTCTTCTCCTAGTCTAACAAGCGACATGCCCCTGTAAGATCTACCTGGTTCTGTTAACTTGTATTTGGATTGGTTAAACCTGTTTAAAAGAGCGTTTTCTACGGCTTGCTTTTTGGTTTTAACCTCATCCAAATCACCCGATCTAATTTGGTTATTAATCTGCGTTTTCTCATCTTGCTTAGCCAGTAAATCAATAATCTCCTTTCTTGCTTGATCAATGGGGATATCCTCATCGATCATTCTAGTGGCTATTTCAGGGCCAAGTTTAGCAATATGAATAGATCTATTAATTTGGGATATTCTTTTTCTTTCTTCTTCCTTAGCCTTAGTAATCGTTTTATCAGGCTCACTGAGCTTTTTTTCATCTGTTTGTTTCATAACATTCTCCTTATTTTGATTATTAAATATAATTTGACATTCATTATTACCAGCATCACTACTTCTGATAGTTGCTCCATCATCAGCAGGGATAGCTACTATGGATAGTTCATGAGGTTCCCAGTCTATAGCCCTATAAATAGGAGTAGTACCGTCACCATCTTCGATCTTTTCATATTTATAGACCCTATAGCCTACGGATATTTTTCGAAGGATACCGTTACAGACATCATCCCATATAGGGTCCACGTCCTTACGATCAGAGAAGCGTACTTTGGCAATCCCTTTGTTATTATCGATTCTAGCTTGTTCAACGACCCCTAAAACATTTGATAAATTACCTGAGTTATGGTTATTGAGGAGATTGGCTCCGTTATTTAGGCGATCCAACCTGACATGCTTAGGTTTAAGTGATAGCTCTTCATAATAATCCTCCGATAGAAAAGAGGATCTCAAAACTTTTGCTCCTGTTGACCATACAATCTCAATAGTACGGGATTCCTTGTTAATCAATTCAGGTAAAATACTGGCTCTGGTATTTAATGTAGGTAAATTAACTTTACGGGTTTGTATTTTCAATTCGCACCTCCTTTATTATTCGTTCCTATTTGTTTATTCGTATTTCGGGGATCTGAGTCGAGGATGAGTCCAAGTTTATCTAGTTTTTTATTATCGGCGGCCATTTCATCTAGAATATCTTCAGGATCATAGCCTAGTTGTCTTTGGGCTTCTGATAGGCTCATTAACCCTGATCTAATAGCATCTTTCATAGCAGATATTTCCTTACCAGGATCAATCATCTCTCTTCTGGGAGGGGTCCAAGTAACACCAACTCCTTGAGTGTCATATCCTAGTAGCTCTGCTCCTTCTAAAAACCAGTGCCAAATAGGAGCGCACATTTTAGGAATGATTAATTGCCATCGCCACTGTTTGATATTTCGGTTGAATTCAATCCATCCCATTCGACCACTAGAAAAATTAACATTAGATAAATCACCGGTTAGAACTTCGTAGGTGATGCCAAGACCAGCAGCTACTCTTTGCAGATGAATTTTGGAAAAGTCTTTTAGGCCTTCTATCTCAGGAGGATTACTGAAGGTTATTTGCTCTCCGGGATCTAATCTTTGAAGTGTTCCGGGCTGTAGAGTTTTATCAATGAATTTCTTGTCTGAATTTCCATCACTATTATAAACAAAGGCAACAAAACAGTTTGCCACCTT